GCTAATTCCACTGGTGTTTACACTGGTATTATTAATGCGGCTAGTCACACAGTAGGAACTTCTACAATTGCTAATTCCACTGGTGTTTACACTGGTGTTGTTAATGCTGCCAGTCATACAGTAGGTACATCAACCATCGCAAACGCTACTGGTGTTTACACTGGTGTTGTTAATGCGGCTAGTCACACAGTTGGATCTAACTTTATTGCTAACTCAACTTTTGGCGTTCAGGTACAAAGCGGTGCTTCGACAGCAAATACTGTTAGAAATGCTGGTATTACATTTTGGACAGACAGAGGTTTTGGTGCAGAACTTCATTATGGAGACACTGGTTCTTTACAAAGTACCGCTTGGGCTACAGCCCTCTATGGTAGAAAATCAGACACTGTAGCTGTTAGAATAGGTGCATATCCAGCATCTAATACATCACAGAATACGTTTAGTGAATATATTACTGTATTAAATAGTGGTAACGTTGGTATTGGTAACACGTCACCAGCAGTCAAACTACAAGTTGCTGGTAACATGGGCGTTGACGCTTTCATTGAATTTTCTAATAACATTACATCAAATTATACCATAACAACTGGTAAAAACGCTATGTCAGCTGGTCCTATTACTGTAAATACTAGCGTAACTGTTACGGTTCCAACTGGTTCCACTTGGACAATTGTATAATGATAATAAATAATATAAAGGAAATATTATGGCAGGAACAATAGTAGCAGATACGATTAAATCTGGTCTTTCGACGCCAACAGTTTTTCAGAACACCAGTGGAACTGAAATTGGACAGTTGTGTAGAAGTTGGTGCAACTTTAACGGATCAACAGGTTCGGCTGTTATTAGAGCGAGTTTTAATGTTTCCAGTGCTGTTCGAAATGGTGGTGGAGATTACACAGTTAATATTTCGAATGCGATTAATGATGCAAATTATTCTGCGGTTGCTAACTATTCGTTTACCAATACAGCTACTGGCCCTGCTAATGACGGACAAGCTATATGTTGGGGACTCACCGTAAGTCTTGTTAGAGTATTTGTATCCGATGGCGCCGGTGGCGCTAGAGATCCTGTATATTGTTCTACAAATTTAGTAAGATAGGATTATAATTAAATGCTTTATATATTTTTCTGGCGGCCCTTGAACTGTTTTTTTCAGAGTTTATATAATAATTAATAGATAAGGAGAACTAAGTGACACCAGATTTTCGTAATGTAGATATGTTTACCAGGTTACATTGGGCGTCTGAAAACCTTGAACCATATCAATCCAAATATGTTATTGTTTATGAAGACCCTGCATATCCAGATCATCCAGTATGTGAGGTATGTGTAGCACCAGAATGGATGGCATGCGCTTTACATGGTGGTATTCTTCCTTCGGTCGAACACCAACATAATATGAAACTAGAATTGACCACCGAAGATGGTGAAAAGATTGTAACAACATTCTTCGAAGCACAACAGATATACCTAGAAAAGAAGATCACTGGCGAAAAGGTTATAGATTATAAAGAATACTTGTTACCAGAACCAATTGGCCCTATGACAGAAGAAGAGGCCATTGAGTATATTCTGAAGAAAGACATACCAGCAAGAGTATGGCATCCTGATTACAAGTATAACCGACAAATGTATAGAATTGTTACAAGGGAAGATATACCGGTCGACCAGACATATAGAAATGCGTGGCGCCTATCAGATACAGAAGAACAACTTATATCTATAGATCTTGATAAAGCGAAAGATATATGGAAGAACAGAATGAGACAGGCTAGAGAACTACTGTTTCCTAAACTTGACACACAATATTTTATAGCGTTGGAAAGAGGAACGCCAGAAGATCAAAAGGCCATTGCTAACCGTAAGCAATTACTAAGAGACGTTACACAGTTACCAGAATTAGAAGCAGCCAGAACGATAGAAGAACTAGAAGCGGTTTGGCCAGACTATTTGGATAAGGAAGTATAATGCCAGGTACATTAACAGTAACCACAATATCTGATGGTTCAATCAATGGTAGTGCCACTACTGTTATTAGAGGTAGCGCCAAAGTATGGTCAAATACCAATGGTGCAGGTGGTGCGACAGTAAGATCATCATTCAACCTTAGTTCTGTTACAAGAAACGGCACTGGCGATTATACTCAAAACTTTGCATCTGCCGTAGCTGATGCTAACTATTGTGTTTTTGGATCAACGGTTCATACTGGTTCCGGTACTACTGCTGCCGCCGCCGTATTCTCGGAATTGCTGTCAGCAAGTAATACATATGGTGCCAAAACGACAAGCACAACAAGAGTCAATAACTGTGATAATAATGGTGATACGTATGTTGACTCGTTCTCATTAAACTTTGGTATCATGGCCAACTAATCAGGAGATAAAATGACACAGGTAATCATTTCACAGAATGGACAGGGTGGTGTTGCTATCACCTCGCCTTCCAAAGAATTTTCAGCACAAGAGATTTTAGACAAAGGTGGTCTAGGTAATCTTGCTCGTATTGTTGATACCTCTGACCTTCCAGAGCATATAGAGTTTACTGATGCCTGGGAAATAGATGCTAAGGAAGTAACAGTAAACTTTACTAAGGCCCAAGAGATCACAAAGAACCGTCTTCGTTCAGAACGTGCTCCATTGTTGGCCGCACAGGATGTTCTTTTTATGAAGGCATTAGAGACTGGTGCTGATACAACTGCTATTGTTGCTGAAAAGAACCGCCTTCGTAACATTACTCAGGTAGTGGATTCTACGACTACTCTTGAAGAACTTTTAACGCTTACTTGTGGGCAGTAACTAGATGGCGATCACTATAAACGGCACCAGTGGTATCACATATCCGGATAACAGTATTGTGGCAACCGGTAATGGATCAAGAAACTTGGTTACTACGATCACCGGCACGAATGTCGCTTCTCTCGCTACTACTGTTCTTTCTGGTTATAGAAATTACGAATTGGTGTTTGAAAATCTGTTGCCTGTAACTCAGTCGGTGACTCTTTATTTTCAGTTATATGGTGGCGGCGCATATCTCAACGCAGCGGCTGGTTATCAAAGTATGGGTTATGGTTTATACAATACCAATACTGGTGCATTCCATTCAGTGTCAGCAACACAATTAACAATGACTTATCCGTCATATTTCATTACAACAGCCAGTGGTGGATCTGGTATATGTGGTACTATGTATCTTTATAATGTGACGGGTTCTACTTATAAAACTTGGGATTACAAAGTTAATGGTCCGACATACACGACAGGATATACTGCTTTGTATATTGGTGGAGGATGGTATACAGCATCAACGGTTGCTATAACCGGATTTCAAATGTATGCATCATCAGGAAACATCACAGGGACAGTAAGAGCATATGGATATAACTAATGACAAAACTTAATTATAAATCAAGGCTCCATACAAATGCGGTTGTAAGACTAACAGATGGTATGATATTAGGTCCCAATAATCCAGAAGAATGGGCAGAATATCAGGCATGGTTAAAAAAAGGTAACAAACCAGAAGAGCCTGAACCATTACCAGAATCATTACCAGAACCAACAGTTCAGGAAAAACTGCAGCGTGTTGGTCTAACTATTGACGAATTGAAAGAAGCATTAGGATTACAATAAATCTATTTACAACATAGAGCGAGCAATCTAACCTTGGATATGACTAAATATTATAAAAACAAAGCCAACAAGGGGATAGGGAACCATGGCAGATAAAGATTTCGTCGTAAAAAATGGTCTAGTTACCGGAACTAATAACGTCACAATAGGTAACTCAGTATATATAGTTGCCAATGGCAACGTCGGCGTTGGCACTGCTACCCCTAATGCTCTGGTGACTATTGTAGGTCCGACCACTAACGCAACTAATTTAAATATTAATGGTTTGACTGTAACTTATAATAGTAACACATTCACTAGTTCGGTAAATACTGGTGCTGCAGCTATTGGTGGTTATAACGCTAATGGTTTTGGTGTTCTTGGTAAATCAGGGGCCGGTATAGGCGTTATTGGTGCTGCTAACGTTGGTGGCGGTCAAGGAGTTGCAGGTTACGCCCATTCAACGGCAGATTCTTCTTCAATTGCAGGATATTTCTTTAATCAAAGTAATGGCACTGGAGTCTATGCTAGATCTTTTGGCGGTAGACCATTCGTTGCTGCTAGTAATACTGCAGAATATATGAGCATTTCAGCTAATGGTAATATTGGTATAGGCGATTCAACCCCTGCAGTTAAATTAGTCGTTAATGGTTCAATCAATACTACTAGTATAAACGCTGCTTCTTATACAGTTGGAACTTCTACAATAGCTAATTCTACTGGTGTTTATACTCCTATAATTAACGCAGCAGTACATTCTGTAGGAACATTAACAATTGCTAATTCTACTGGTGTTTATACTCCTATAATTAATGCAGCAGTACATTCTGTAGGAACGTCAACAATTGCTAATGCTACTGGTGTTTACACTGGAATCATTAATGCAGCCAGTCATACAGTTGGTACTTCTTTCACTGCTAATTCTACTTTAGTAAACGCTGTTTCGCTAGTAGTGTCAACTAATACTTCTACTTTTGGCACAGCAGCCCGAATAGTCGCTAACGGTAATATTGGTATAGGCACTGCCACCCCTAATGCTCTGGTGACTATTGTAGGCCCAACCACTAATGCTACTAACCTAGACATTAACGGCCTAACAGTAACTTATAATAGTAACACATTCACCAGTTCTTCTAATGTAGGCGGAGCTGCTATTGGTGGGTATAACGCCAATGGTTTTGCTGTTCTTGGTAGATCTAGCGCTGGTATAGGTATTGTTGGAGTTGCTAACTCTGGTGGTGGTGTTGCTGTTGCAGGTTATGCTCATGCAACAACTAATTCTTCTGCACATGCAGGCTTTTTTCTTAACCAAAGTAATGGTATTGGCGTTAGAGCGGCGGCCTCAACAGGTGGTAGACCTTTCGTTGCTTCTAATGCTACTGTAGAATTTATGTCTGTTGAAGCTAATGGCAACATTGGTTTCAGCAATTCATCGCCTAGAACTAGATTACATATAACCAGAAGTTCGGGCGCAGCCTCTGCGGGCGAAATATATTTGGATGAAGGTTTATATTGGTCCATGTTGAACAGTCGGTCGACCGTTGGCTCTTGGAATCCATTAGTACAAACTAATGATCATACTTTAATATATTCTGATGGTTCGGCTGATACTGGCGCTTTGGTCATTGGACCATGGTCTTCTGATAACAAAGGTATGCGTATCGCTAGTAATGGTAGCATTGGTATTGGCACTGCTACTCCTGGCGAAAGAATTACGGTAATTAGCACCGATGGTAGAGGAGCTGGTTATTTTCAATCCAATACAGGTAATGGTTTGAACTCCAAAACTGAAAATGGTTTTGCTGGAATTATTGGTGTATCTAACACTTTTGGTACAACATCTGTTGCTGTTGCTGGTTATGCTAATACTGGATATGGTGGTTATTTTCAAACCTATTTTGGGTCAGAAACAGCTTTAGCAGGTATAGCTAATGCTGGCGTTGGTGTTTACGCTCAATCCAGAACTGGTAGACCATTCGTTGCTGCTAATAATACTGTAGAATTTATGAGTATTTCAGCTAACGGTAATATTGGTATTGGTACTGCTACCCCTAATGCTTTGGTAACTATTGCTGGACCTTCTGGTAATGCTACTAACCTAGACATTAATGGTCTAACAGTAACTTATAATAGTAACACATTTAATAATTCTAACAACAAAGGCGGAGCTGCTATTGGTGGATACAACGCTAATGGTTTCGCTGTTCTTGGAGTTTCTGGAGCTGGTATAGGCGTTCTTGGCTCTGCCAATGTTGGCGGTGGTTGGGCTGTTGCAGGGTTCACACAACCAACAACTGATTCTTCTTCAGTTGCAGGATATTTCTTTAATCAAAGTAATGGCACTGGAGTCTATGCTAGATCTAATGGCGGTCTACCGTTTGTAGCTGCTAATTCTAGTGGCGCTAACGTTATGAGTGTGCAAGCTAATGGTAATGTTATAATTAATTCAGCGGTATTTGCTACTCATCATAATATAACCAGTCTTGGTGGAGTTTTTAGGACTGGCTCTGGTGATTATGGTATTAGAATTTATCCAGGCGGTGGTAGTGACTCAAATACTGCTATATTACAATTCACAAACGCTACTCAAAATACACAAACAGCCCAAATCGCAGTAAATTCTTCTGGTCTTTTTGTGGGTACTTCTGTTAGCGCCTCTGTTTATTTTGTAGCCGGTGGTTCAGCAAAGGCCGCATTAGATCCAAGTGGTAATTTCGTGGCCAATGGTAATATTACTGCATTTGGTTCGGTTTCTGACGAAAGATTAAAGGAAAATATTACACCATTTTCAAACACACTAGATAAAGTAAAAAGACTTCAAGGCGTTACTTATAATTGGAAAAAAGGAACCGCTGAACGTGATTTTGCTGGTATCAATAATGATATTGGTTTGATTGCACAGAACGTCCAAGAAGTATTTCCAGATCTAGTTCGTGAAGGCGAAGACGGTTATCTATCTTTGCGCGATAGAGGTTTGTTTGCAATTCTAATCGAAGCAATCAAAGAACAACAAAATCAAATTGACGAACTTAAAAAAATGTTGGAGAATAAATAATGCCAACTCCTAGTTCAGGCGCTATATCATTTTCTGACATTGCAAGTATTGTTTATAACAATGCAACAGCTCAAATAAGTTTAAATGATACTAATGTTAGAATTTTATTAGATGTTCCTACTAGTGCAGCTCAGATAAGTATGACAAATGCACGAGGCAAACCTGTAGCAGGAAGTAATAGTTACAGCACTCCTGGAACGTATACATTTCTAACTCTTCCATATCAAACATTAAATGTTGATGTCAGAGGTGCTGGTGGCGGCGGTGGAGGTGGCGGAACATTTTTTTACCCATGCGGGTTTTTAGGCAATTGCCCTGGTTTGCCTGGCACAAATGGCGGAGAATCAAGATTTGTTTCTTCAACTCCAGTAATTGGAGGAGGCGGGTTTGGTGGAAATAGTGCACCCGAATGCGGCGGAAGTGGTCCTGGGGGAGGAAACGGAACTGGTTCTGGTGGTACTGATCAAGGCGCTGGCGGAGGCGCAGGTGGTGCTGGTGGATCTCCTAATGGTGGATGCGGCGGCCGGTCGGGTGGTACAGGAAATAGACAGACTAAATCTTGGACTTTCAATTCTACAGCGGGTCATCCTACTTGGTCAACAAGTTATCAAGTAGTAGTAGGACAGGGCGGCGCAGGTGGTGGAGGAAATCGTGACTGGGGCGGCGGCACCGGTGGAACAGGTGCCAATGGTTCTGTTTTGATATCTTGGAGTTAAACATGACAGAAAAATTTTTTATTCAAATTAAAAACAATAAACCATATGAGCACCCGATTGCAGAATGGAACATGAGATTACTTTTTTCAGATTTTGATCCTGACAATCCACCAGAAGGTTATGCTAGATTTATAAGAAAGCCATTACCAGACGTCGCAATTCATCAAAAACTTTCTTCTGTTCATTATATTAGTGACGAGGAGTTATCTAAAGAATACAATACTGAAATATGGACAGATCATTACGAAATAACATCGCTTTCTGAAGAAGAAATAATACAATTAGCTATTCAATCTGTAAAAGATTATAATGAGAACATGAGAAAAATTATGAATGCGCCGTATTCTGCGCCTGACGATGGCAATTATTACGTTTGGTCTGTTTCTTCTAATAATTGGATTAAAAAACCTGAGAATTTTGATGAATTGTTATCAAAATATTATAAAAAAATAAAAGAATACGGATTATTAGAAACTAGACCCGAAGACTTAGATAAAATAGACAAAACACAATTATTAGAATTGCAGAATTTATTTAACGAACTTGTGATTGATAAATAGTCATGAAAGACGTTAAAGAAGTTTGGAAAGAAAGAAGTAAAAAATCTAAAGAAAGATTAGAAGTTTGCAATCAATGCGAAAAATTCGATAAGACATTTTTTACATGTAAAGAATGCGGTTGTTTTATGAAATTAAAAACTATATTCCCCGAATCTAGATGTCCGCTCGCTAAGTGGAATAGTTACTCAGAAAATCAGGAACAATAAATGGCAATCCCAACATCAAGAGCAGAATTTGTTGAAAATTGTTTACGAAGATTGGGTAAACCAGTTATTGAAATCAACGTTGACGATGATCAAGTTTCCGATCGTATCGACGAAGCTCTGAGATATTATTGGGATTATCACTTTGATGGTTCTGAAAAAACATATTACAAAAAACAAATTGATCAAACTGATATAGACAACAAGTATATTACGCTTCCAGAAAATATTATTGGAGCTGTAAACATTTTTCCTCTTGGTTCTGCATTAGGTTTAAACAATCTTTTTAATATTCGTTACCAGATTGCGTTGAATGATCTTTACACTTTAACATCAGTTTCTATGGTGCCATATTATATGGCCATGAATCATGTTCAGTTTCTAGAACAGATGCTAGTTGGCCAACAGCCACTTAGATACAATAGACACATTAATAGACTTTATATCGACATGTCTTGGGATCAAGTTGCTGTGGGTAATTATTTAATCGTTGAAGCATATCAAGTTGTTGATCCTGCTGTTTATACTGATGCTTGGAGCGATCGTTGGTTACTAAGATATGCTGCTTGTTTAATCAAACAGCAATGGGGTCAAAACCTTAAGAAGTTTGAAGGTATGAAAATGCCAGGTGGACTGACTTTTAATGGTCAAAAAATATACGATGAAGCCACTCAGGAAAGAGCAGATCTAGAGCGTGAAATGATTTACACATACTCGCTACCAGCTGTAGACATGATTGGATAATTATGGCCACTAATTTTTTCTTCAATAATTTTCAAGCATCTCAGGAGCAGCTGCTTCTTGAGAATTTAATTATTGAGTCAATAAAAATATATGGTCACGATATATACTACATTCCTCGTAAATTGAACAATTATGATGATGTGTATGGAGCAGACGATCAATCGTCATATGAAGTAGCTTACCCAATAGAAATGTATATCAAATCTATTGATGGTTTCAGCGGCGATCAAGAATTCCTTTCTAAGTTTGGCGTTGAAATCCGTAATCAGGTTGTGTTCTCGGTCGCTCGTAGAATTTTTAACGATGAAGTCGGAGAGTTTACTACTCAGGTAAGACCAAACGAAGGCGACCTAATTTGGTTTCCATTGAATCAAAGAGCTTTTCAAATAAAATATGTAAATAAGTACGAGATGTTTTACCAGCTTGGCGCTTTACAAACATGGGAAATGACTTGTGAAGTATTTGAGTATTCAGGCGAACTTATCAATACCGGTATTCCTGAAATAGATGCTATTCAGAAAAAATATGATATCAATATTCTTGATTGGACTATCAAAGAAGAAAGCTCGAATGAATTGCCTATTTTGACTGAAGACGGAGATTATATAGTTCTGGAAAATTCTTCAATGAACGATCTTATACATGCTTCTGATAACGAAGAAATACAACAAGAGTCAGATTTATTTGTAGACTTTAGTTCAATAGATCCATTTAGCGAAGGTAAAATTTAATGTTTGGTTCGCCGTTTTATTTTGGTCTTATAAGAAAATATGTAATTCTTATGGGAACTTTGCTAAATCAGATTCGAATTACTAGAACAAACACAGCTGGGGATGTTACTGCTCTTTTAAGGGTTCCAATTACATACGCTCCTAAAGATAAAATGCTGGCTCGTATTACACAAGATCCAGGTTTAGACGCTCAAACAGCAGTAGCGCCATTGCCTATGATCTCTTTCGAGATGGGCAAAATGGTTTATGATGGCTCTAGAAAATTAAACACTATTGGTAAGGTTTCTGTCAAAGACGCTACTGACGCTGATAAGTTCAAATATCAATATAATCCTGTTCCTTACAATATAGATTTTAAGGTTTTTATCTACGCTAAAAACGCTGAAGATGGAACTAAAATTATTGAACAGATACTTCCGTATTTTACTCCAGATTGGACAACTACTTGTAATTTAATTCCAGAAGTTAATGTTACAATGGACATACCAATCATTCTAAATAACATTAGTTATTCTGATAATTATGATGGAGCATATACTGAAAGAAGAGCTATAATTTGGCAGTTGGATTTTGTATTGAAAGGTTATCTTTACGGACCTGTTAAATCCTCTGGTATTATTAAGTTCGTTAGAACACAGTTTTATATACCTTCTACAAATACTGCCGCTCAGGGTAGAGGTATAACTCAAATGGCCGAGAAGGTAACAGTTCAGCCAGGTTTAGACGCTAATGGCAATCCTATAAATTACTATGGAGGTCCAAACGCCAACACAGGAACTGTGCCTTATATTGAAATAAATTCCGACGATGATTATGGTTTCATAACTCAAATTTATAACACTGATGAGATTGAATGACAGAAAAAAATGATGAAACGGATAAATCTCTTACTCCGTTACAATATGAAAAACAAATTGACAATTTGATAGCAAAAGCTCATGATGATTCTGCTAGAAATGATTTCGAAGCAGCCAGAGCTAATCTTTATGAAGTTATTCAAACAGGTCAAGAAGCAATTGATAAGCTATCTGAAATAGCTGGTCAATCGCAGCATCCACGTGCGTTCGAAGTTCTTGCTAAGTTGATGGATACAGTTGTCAACACCAATAAAGAACTGTTAGAATTACAAACAAAAATAAGAGACATTGACGCTAAGGATTCTCCTATAAGCGAAAAAGCTCAGACTATCAATAACAATCTATTTGTAGGATCGACAGCAGAGTTACAAAAAGTTCTTAAGGATATGAAGAACAATGAATGAATTGACTGGCGGTTATAAGGGTAATGTTCTATTAAAGAAAACTAATCAGAACATTGAATGGACTCCGGAATTAGTCCAGGAGTATGTTAAGTGTCAACAAGATCCTATCTATTTTACTGAAAATTATATGAAGATCATCTCAATTAACGAGGGTCTTACAAGTTTTAAAATGTATGATTATCAGAAGGATATGGTTAGATCTTTCAAAGATAATCGTTATTCTATAGTCACAACTGCTCGTCAGGCTGGTAAATCAACAACAACTTGCGCATTCATCCTTTGGTATATCATTTTCCATCCTGATAAAACAGTTGCTCTTTTGGCGAATAAAGGTGATACGGCTCGAGAAATTCTAGGTCGAGTTCAGCTCGCCTATCAACATCTACCTAAATGGCTACAGCAGGGTGTGGTTGAATGGAACAAAGGTTCGTTTGTTCTAGAAAACAATTCTCGTGTTTTGGCAGCGGCAACTTCAGCCAGCGCCATCCGTGGTTATACTATCAACCTTCTATTCATCGACGAAGCAGCGTTCATTGAAAATTGGGACGAATTTTTCACATCGGTTTATCCTACTATCTCATCAGGTTCAGAATCAAAGATTATTCTAGTTTCTACCCCTAATGGTCTAAATCATTTCCACGCTACTTGGGCTAATGCTCAAAAAGGTCAAAATGGTTATCATCCTATTCTTGTTCACTGGACTAGTGTTCCAGGTAGAGATGAAAAATGGAAATCTGAAACCATAGCAGGTATGAACTTCGACCTAGAGAAGTTTGATCAGGAATACAATTGTGAGTTCTTGGGGTCATCAGGAACACTTATTGCTGGTTGGAAACTCAAAGAACTGGTTTCTAGTAACCCTATCTTACAAAAAGATGGTTTGACTCAATTCAAGCCAGTAGAACCGAATCATGTATATATGATGGTATGCGACGTTTCTAGAGGCAAAGGATTAGACTATTCAGCGTTTCAGCTTATAGATGTTACAAATATGCCTTACCAACAGGTCGGAGTTTATAGAAATAATGCTATCACTCCTTTAGATTATGCTGATATTATTCATAGAACTGCTAAGGCATATAATAACGCCTCTGTGTTGGTTGAAGTAAATGATATTGGCGAACAAGTTTCAACTTCATTAAACTATGATTTTGGTTATGAGAATGTTCTTTTTACTGAGAATGCAGGAAGATCTGGTAAAAGGATCACAACTGGATTTGGTGGAGGGAGCGTTGATAAAGGTATCCGTACCACTAAAATCGTCAAATCTATAGGTTGTTCTATATTAAAGCTACTTATAGAACAGAATCAATTAATCGTTAACGATATAAACACGATTAGCGAGTTAGGAACCTTTTCTAAAAAAGGAACTTCGTATGAAGCCGAGCCAGGGAAACACGACGATTTGGTAATGTGTTTGGTTCTATTTGCTTGGCTTTCAGACCAACAATATTTTAAAGATTATACTAATATTAATACTCTTATGTCACTGAGAGACAAAACTGAAGATGATATGGAGCAAGATTTGGCCCCATTCGGCTTTGTAGATTCTGGGAGAGATGATTTCGTTGAGGAAGAATATGAAAGATTTGTAGGCGACTCTTGGATGTGGAATCATCCGCAAGACTTCTAAAAAAGCCCTTTTTATAAATACAAAAAACAAATATACGAATGTTCTCGTAATAGGGAGAAAATAAAAATGGCTTTTCAACTATCACCTGGTGTTAATGTATCTGAGATCGACCTTACAACAGTGGTTCCTTCAGTTGCCACAACTGATGGCGCCTTTGCTGGCGTTTTTCGTTGGGGTCCAATCGGAGAAAGAGTTTTAATCGACTCTGAAAATGCGCTAGTTACTCGATTTGGTAAACCAACCAATTTTAACGGCGAAACATTTTTCACAGCGGCGAACTTTCTATCATATACTAATCGCCTTTGGGTTTCACGTGCTGCTGATGTAACCGGAGCCACTCCTGTAGTTTCTGGTAACACTGATGGCGCTAATAATGTTGTTTTGATTGCCGATACATCTAACATTTTAGTAGGAATGTATCTTACTCAATGTTCAAATGCTAGCATTACTTTTGGTAATAGCTCAGTAAACACTGCAGTGCTTTCAACAATTTCAGTACTTTCTAAGAACTCATCTTCAGTAACCCTTTCAAGCAATGTAACTGCTACACAGAATGGCGTAAGTTTCTACTTTGCTCATCCAGCTTCAGCTTATACTGCTGTAGCTCTAGAGCCAGGTTCTTCAGCAATGGGCGCTAATGGGTTTGTTGCTAACCTAGTAAATCAGGTAGTCAAAAACGACAATGATTATGCTGATAAAGATGGCAACTTTGATCCAGACGTTATTTACGTTGCAAGATTCCCAGGCGACATGGGTAATTCTCTAAGAGTTGGAATTTGCGACACAGCAGAGAGCTTCAATTCAACAATCGCTCTAACTGGCGCTAATGTTGCTGGTAGTGGCGTAACTGCTAATGCTCGTATTGAATTCCGCCTTGGTTCAAACGTAGCAACTATTAAGTTTGCTGGCACTACAAATGCTGCAGCAAACAGTGTTGCAACTAAGTTGGCAAACGGCGATCAAGTTCTTGCTGGTAATAGTTCAATCAATCAGCAATATTTGATGGTTCAGTCAGTATCAGTAGGAAGTAATGCAAGTTTCATTAATACTTCAACTATTGGTTTCAGTGGCTTGGATGTATCAAATACTTCTAACTTCATTACTATTGCAAGTAATCCATACTCAAACGGCGATATTGTTAACTATTCTAACACAGCTGGAAACAGTCAAATTACCGGTCTAACACAGGGTATTAACTACCATGTAATTCAGGCTAATTCTTCTGGATTAAAACTATCGCTAACACCATTTGGCGATGAAATTGATCTAACTACTACTTCTGGTGCAAATTCAACTCTAGTGGCAAACACCACTGTAGTCAGAATTAATCTTGAAGATTCTTACAGACTAAGAACTGATTTTGTCAGCAATACTATTGATCGTTATTGGGAATTCTTCAATGTCGTAGACGTTGCACCAGGTCAGTCTGATTTCGTACTAGCCAATGGTAACACTTCTGCACAAGACGAACTTCACGTCGTAGTTGTTGATGATGGTGGAAAATTCTCAGGAACACCAGGAACAATTCTTGAGGTTTATAGAGGTCTATCACGTGCTACTGATGGCAAGAATAATGATGGAACTGGTAATTACTACAAAGACGTAATTAATCAGAATTCTAATTATATTCGTTGGGCTAATGACCGTAGTATTGCTCCTTCTGCATCAGCACTAAATGTAGTTTCTTCATCAGCTACTGCTCCTGCTAATATAACCCTTGCTCATGGAGCTGACGGTCTTAATGAATCATCAGCAACAATTGCTATCCTAGGTTCAGCTTATGATCTATTCCAGTCAGCCGAGGATATCGATATTTCTCTAGTTATCCAAGGAAAGCCTATTGGCGGAACTACTGCAGTAGGTGGAAGAACAGTCAATAATTTCCAGTTGGCTAATTATCTAATCGATAACATAGTCAATTCTAGAAGAGATTGTGTGGTTCTAGTATCTCCTGATCGTTCAACAGTCCTTAATAACGTCGGCGACGAAGCTGTGGATCTTAAAGCATGGAGAGGATCTCTTAATAGTTCTTCATACGCTATCATGGATTCAGGTTATAAGTATCAATATGATCGTTATAATGACGTTTATCGTTGGGTTCCACTAAACGGTGACATTGCTGGTATCTGCGCAAGAACAGATACTACTAATGACGCTTGGTGGTCGCCAGCTGGTTTCAACCGTGGTCAAATTAAGAATCTAGTAAAACTAGCATTCAATCCACGCAAAGCAGAGCGCGACATTCTTTATAGTAACGGTATCAATCCTGTTGTAACATTCCCAGGTCAGGGAACTGTTCTATATGGAGATAAAACCCTACAGGACAAGCCATCTGCCTTTGATCGTATCAATGTTCGCAGATTGTTTATTGTTCTTGAAAAGGCAATTGCTACTGCAGCTAAGTATCAGTTGTTCGAATTCAACGATGCTTTCACAAGAGCACAGTTTAGAAACCTTGTAACACCATATCTACGCACTATTAAAGGTCGTCGTGGTATTACTGATTTCTATGTTGTATGTGATGATACAAACAACACTCCACAAATTATTGACAGCAATCAGTTTGTTGGAGACATCTATATTAAACCTGCTAGAAGCATTAACTTTATCCAGCTTAACTTCGTTGCTGTTCCAACTGGTGTTCAGTTCTCTGAAGTTATCGGTAAGTTTTAATAAATAGATAAAATATTCTAGGAGTAAAATAGATGGCTTTTAATATTAACTCTTTTAAAGTAAATGGACTACCATGGGGGGGCGCTCGCCCCTCCCTCTTCCAAGTCCAAATAACACCGCCTCCTACTCTACCATTGAATCCTGAAGCATTTAAAAAGCTAGTTTTCACTTGTAGAGCAGCAGAGCTACCAGAGTCAACAATTTCTCAGATTGAAGTTCCATATTTCGGTCGTAGAATTAAGTTGGCTGGCGAAAGATCTTTTGCTGATTGGTCAATTACAGTAATGAACGATGAAGATTTCTCTGTACGTTCAATGTTTGAAGCATGGCAGAATGCTATCAATACGATGCAGACAAATATTCGTCTACCAGAAGCTGCTTTTGAACAATATAAAGCATTCGCTGTTGACGTTACACAGTTTGCTAAGGATGGCGAAGTACTTCGTGTTTATCAGCTAATTGGTGCATTCCCAACTCAGCTTAGTGGCATTACACTAGGATGGGATTCGCAGAACGCTGTTGAAGAGTTTACTGTAAACTTTGCTTACGATTACTGGCTACCAGTAATTGAAGACACTTCAGTCAAGACAGCTGGTAAAGTCACACCATATCTCGCTCAAACTGATATCGGACCAATAGTCTAAATAAACTAAACTATGTGAATGGAGGGAGTTAACTCCCTCCAACTTTTGGAGAAATAAATGGCAGAATTATTCGGTTTCGAATTCAGAAAAAAAAGACCAGACCCAGAGCTACCGTCGTTCGCTCCACCAAAGGACTCGGACGATGGTGCTGTTGTCGTATCAGCAGGTGGTGCTTTTGGCACTTATGTTGATCTTGATGGTACAGTAAGATCTGAAGCAGAACTAGTTACAAAATATCGTGAGATGTCATTACAACCAGAATGTGATGCAGCTGTTGATGAAATTGTCAATGAGTCTATTTCAATTGATGAAGAACATATTGTTCAAATTAATCTAGAACAATTAAACGTCAAAGACAATATTAAAAAAATCATTAGAGACGAGTTTCAGCATTGTTTGAACCTTTTAGGTTTCAACAAATATGCATATGAAATTTATAGACGCTGGTATATTGATGGTCGTTTATATTATCATGTTATTATTGATGACAATAATCCATCAGCTGGTATCAAAGAAGTTCGTTACGTTGATCCAAGAAAGATCCGTAAAGTCCGCGAAGTTCAAAAGAAAAAAATTCAAGCCAACAATCCAGGCGATGCAATTGTTACCAAAACAGTTAATGAATATTTTATCTTTAACGACAAAGGTTTCAATTTCGGTAATAAAGCAGTCGGTCCATCAACTACTGGTTTAAAGATTGCTAAAGATTCTATTCTACATGTTGTGTCAGGTCTAACAGACAATCAAGGCACAATGGTTCTTTCCTATCTGCATAAAGCTATTAAACCGCTAAACCAGTTGCGCACCCTGGAAGACGCCTTAGTGATTTATCGCCTTGCTCGTGCGCCCGAAAGACGTATTTGGTATATCGATGTTGGTAATCTGCCTAAGATGAAGGCAGAGCAGTACGTTCGTGATATTATGGTTAAGCATAAAAACAGATTAATCTATGACGCCCAGACAGGCGACATTAGAGATGACCGCAAATTCATGACGATGCTAGAGGATTACTGGCTACCTCGTCGTGAAGGTGGTAGAGGTACGGAGGTTACTACCCTACCAGGCGGTCAGACATTGGGACAGATGGACGACGTTTTATACTTTCAAAAGAAGTTCTTACAGGCGCTTAATGTTCCAGTGTCAAGACTTAATTCAGACGCTCTATTTTCAGTTGGTAGAGCCACAGAAATTACAAGAGACGAGTTAAAGTTTAATCGTTTTTGTATTCGTTTGAGAGGAAGATTCTCAAACCTATTCCTAGAAATGTTGAAGAAACAACTAATCCTCAAGGGTGTTACTACTATTGAAGATTGGAATTACATCGTCGACGATATTCGTTTTGACTTTGCTAAGGATAACTATTTTACAGAACTTAAAGACGCTGAAATTCTTGAAGGTCGTATAAACCAAGCAAGAAATATTCAGGATATGGTTGGTAAGTATTACAGTCATGAATGGGTTCGTAAAAACGTTCTTCAACAGTCTGACGATGATATAGCAAAGAACGATAAACAAATCAATACAGAATCACAAATGGCGGATCAAGGCGAAAACAGATGGATTAATCCAGCTATTATTAATAATGAAATGTTATTACAGCAAGCTGAAATGCAGAATCAACAGATGCAAGGTATGCAAGAACAGCAACTTCAACCAGGTGTTGAAGGTTCGCAAGGTCAAGATCCAGAACTAGCACAAAAAATGGAACAAGTTAGAAACGCTGAAATAATCGTAGATCAAATGAAGAAAATGCCAAAGGCTAATAGAACTATGGCAGATGAAGCAAAATATAAAGCAGCGGTACAAGTATTAGCAAAGAATCCAGAACTAGTACAAAGAGGTTCTGTTAGAGCTACAGAACAATAATAAAGGATGAATGTAAATGACTGACGTTAATAAATATGAATTAGATGACTTAGTTATTTCTGCATTAGATCAGAAGCCAACAGATTTTGAAGCAGCATTTAATGACTTGATTGTTGATCGTATCTCTACAGCTATTGAGAATAAGAAAATACAAATTGCTCAACAGATGTATGGTTACGAACCAGAAGTCGAATATGAAGATGATGCTGAAGAACAAGAACAAGAAATAGATAACTCAGAGGAAGAGGATAATGGCGAAGAAACTTAGAGATATTGCTGGTAAAGGCCAGTTCGCTGGAGTAAATAAAACTACAGTTGCTCCGCCAGATATTGACGATAAGAATTTATATCAGTGGAATGCTAAAGATGGCGTTGCCTTTGTAAAGAAACATGACACTGAGACTCATGATTACCCATATGATGCAGAAGCTGCATTCAAGGGTAAGAAGGGTGGTGGTGAAAAGACTTCAAAGTATAAATTCCAGAAAGATGGAGTTTATGAAGCTGCATGTAATCAAACCAATGAAGGTGTGATGTGCGAAGTTCACGGCGAAGCTGCTTGCCCATCTGGTTCCGATCAAGAACCAAGATATAAAGGCAAGAAAATGCTTACCGATAAAAAACATGTTTCAGAAGGACGTGTTGAAGATGTAGCGCATAAGAAAGTTACTAAACAACTTGCTGCTATAGCAGCTGCTTCTGACAAACCAGTAACAAAACTAAAACCAGGCAAGAAACAGTATAATCAATTAAAATCTACTGGCTCTATGTTTGGTGGAGCTAGAACAATGTCTGCGGGATTAGCAAAACGTGATATCGAAGCTGGCGAGCGTGGTTCTTCTGTAGCTAAAGCAAAGCTAAAAGAAGAAGATATCCAAGAAGTTGCTCCACCAAGTAAAAAAATTGAATCTTGGATCAAGTCAAACAAAGAACGTTTCATAAAACAGTATGGTAAAGAAAAAGGAACGCAAGTTCTATATGCTAAAGCGTGGAAAATGCACGGCCAATCTGAATCTGGCCCAGCAACTAATACTGATTATGCTGGACCAGGCGCTGCTGGATGGTCAACAGGTAGACTAGATGTGGGGACTTTATAATGGTTATAAAACTTTTAGGAGCAGAGGTTAGCATTTCAACAGCTAACACTTTTTCAAATACTGCTAATCTTTGTAGAGTGGTTGCTACTGGCGCTGCAGCAGTTTTAAATATTTCATACGCAAATGGTGTTGTTTATGCTAATACAACTGTAACCAATACAGCACCTGTCATTGTTGCTAAAGGTTTAACAGACGGTTTACAAGGCACTGGCCTATTAGCAACTCCAGTAGCATACAGAGGATAACAGATGAAACTCATCGCCGAATTAAACGAAGACACTCAATATATTACCGAAAGATCTGAAGACGGTAAGAAGCACCATTATATTATGGGACGCTTTATGACTGCTGAAGAGAAAAATAAAAACGGTAGATTGTATAAGAAAGATATTCTTGAAAACGAAGTGTCAAGATATATTCGTGAAGTAGTTAATGCAAAAAGAGCATTCGGCGAATTAAATCATCCATCAGGTCCAACTATCAATCTAGATCGTGTTTCTCATATCATTACCGAATTAAAGTGGGATGGTAACTATGTAAACGGTAAGGCCAAAATTACATCAACACCTATGGGTGAGATTGCTCGTGGTCTCCTAGAATCAGGCGGACAACTTGGCGTTTCTACACGTGGTATGGGTTCATTAAAAGAATCAAATGGCGCCATGATCGTTCAACCTGATTTCAAACTTTCAACAGTTGATATTGTTTCTGATCCCAGTGGACCAGGATGTTTCGTAAATGGTATTATGGAAAACGTTGAATGGATTTACGACCCAGTCAAAGGTTCGTGGCATGAAGAAAAACTTCATGAAATGAAGAAGAATATTCATTCTTTGAGTAAAAGACAACTTGAAGAACAGAAATTGAACTTATTTGAGAACTATCTCACTTCTCTAATCGTAAAAAACAAAAAATTATAAATAATTGTAAATTTCTTTAATAGGAGACTATTTAAATGGCTAATAACGAAGAATTCGATCTTGAAGCTCTAAATGCTCTTGAGGAAGCCAAGGTAAAGGGCAAGAAGAAGCATCATGAGGAAGAGGAAGAGGAAGAAGAGGAAAAAGAAGAAAAGGAATCTTCTTGTAAGAAGATGGGAGAAGAAACAGTTGACGAGGAAACTCTTGCTGCATCTTCACTTCATCCAGCCGCTCGTCATTCAGATCCAATGCCAAAACTAAAAGCAATGACTTCAGTAATGAATGTTATGGCTGGCATGGGCAAGTCAGATCTTGTCGATTTCTTCAATCAGGTTCAAGCTCAGTATGGTCCAGGTAAGGATTGGGGTGTTGGCGACAAGTCAGGTCACAATCAGTCAACTATTGACATGAAGCCATCTGATGCAACTGCTAAGTCAGCTCCAAAGACACGTGACGCTATGCCAAAACTAAATGTCCGCGAAGACATTGAAGAAATGTTTAACGGTCAGGATCTATCAGAAGAATTTAAAGACAACGTTGCTACTCTATTCGAAGCTGCAGTTTCCGTAAGAGTTATTGCAGAGCAGACACGTCTTGAAGAAGAATTTGAAACAAAGCTACAGGAAGAAGTTTCTTCAATTGCTGAAGAGATGACATCAAAGCTCGACACATATCTCGATTATGTTGTTGAGAACTGGATGAAAGAAAACGAAGTAGCTATCGAATCAACCCTACGTAATGAACTTGCTGAAGAGTTCATGGAAGGATTGAAGAACCTATTCGCTGAACACTACATCAGTGTCCCAGAAGAAAAGGTTGATGTTCTAGAGGCTATGGCTGAGAAGGTTGAAGCTCTAGAAGCAAAACTTGACGAAACAATTACAGAAAACGTTGAGCTAAGAAACTTTGTTGTTGAGAACGAAAGACAGGATATCGTTGAGAGTCTTGCTTCCGATCTAGCATTGACACAACAAGAAAAGTTTGCTGCTCTAGTTGAAGGAATTGAGTTCGACGGCGATCTTGACGTTTATGCTAAGAAGCTAATGATTGTCAAGGAAAACTACTTTAAGAATGAAGCAACTTCAAGTTCTTCAATTGAAGAAGAAACATTTGAAGGAGAAGTAGCTGTAACTAAGAATATCGATCCAACAGTTGGTCGCTATCTAGACGCTATCTCCAGAACAGTTAAAAAGTAATATATTATAAATAAGATAAAGTGTATTTCTAAGAAAGGAAAACCTAAATGTATCTAGCTGAGGAAATTCAAAACAAGTGGGCTCCAGTCCTAGACCATGACGCTCTTGGCGCCATTAAGGACCAGCACCGCCGTTCAGTCACAGCAGTTATGCTTGAGAACACAGAGAAGGCTCTCCGTGAATCAGCAGCTCATGGTGACTATCAGACACTAACAGAAACAAGTTCACTTGTTCACACAAACCTAATGGGCGCTTCAAGCTCAACTCAGGGAACAGGCGGCATCGATACTTTCGATCCAGTTCTTATTTCTCTAGTTCGTCGTGCAATGCCAAATCTAATTGCTTACGACATCTGCGGCGTTCAGCCAATGACTGGCCCAACTGGCCTCATTTTCGCTATGCGTTCACGTTATGCTAATACAACTAGCTATAACAACGCTGGCGCAGAAACATTCTATAACGAAGTTAACACTCAGTTCTCTTCTGTTACATCTGGCGCTAACACCTTCGGTCAGAAGTTCGTTGGTACAATTCCAGGTGCTACTAACACTACACCACTAACAGCTGTTAATACATATAACACTGGTGCTGGTATGTCAACTTTCCAGGCTGAAGCTCTTGGAACTGATTCAAATACAGCTTTCCCACAGATGGCATTCTCAATTGAGAAGGTTACTGTAACTGCTAACACTCGTGCTCTAAAGGCAGAGTATACTATGGAACTTGCTCAGGATCTTAAGGCAATCCATGGTCTAGACGCTGAAACAGAACTAGCCAATATTCTATCAGCTGAAATCCTAGCCGAAATCAACCGTGAAGTTGTTCGTACTATTAACTTCACTGCTGAAGCTGGCGCTCAGGATAACGTTACTACAGCTGGTGTCTTCGATCTTGATACTGACTCAAACGGTCGTTGGTCAGTTGAAAAGTTCAAGGGTCTAATGTTCCAGCTAGAGCGTGAAGCTAACCAGATCGCCAAGCAGACTCGTCGTGGTAAGGGTAACATCGTTATCTGTTCTTCAGACGTTGCTTCTGCTCTACAGATGGCTGGTGTTCTTGACTACGCTCCTGCTCTTAACTCAAATAACCTACAGGTTGACGATACAGGAAATACCTTCGCTGGTATCCTAAATGGTCGTCTACGTGTTTATATCGATCCATACGCTCTAGGCGGTAACTATCTAACAGTTGGCTATAAGGGTTCATCAGCTTTCGACGCTGGTCTATTCTACTGCCCATACGTTCCACTACAGATGGTTCGTGCTGTTGATCAGTCATCCTTCCAGCCAAAGATCGGCTTTAAGACTCGTTACGGCATGGTTGCAAACCCATTCGCCGAAGGCACTAACCAGGGCCTTGGTCGTTCTAATGTTATTAGCACTAACAAATATTATCGTCGTGTGATCGTAAATAATTTGATGTAGTCACTATACTTTTTAGTGTTATTCACTAAAAAGCGTCAGTAATATGACTAAATAAACCTGGGAACTTTCGAAAGTTCCCAGGTATTTTTTTATGGAGAAATATTAATGGAAAAGTATGGGTTTGTATATATCTGGTATGATGTTAAACATAAACGCTATTATGTTGGTTGTCATTGGGGAACAGAAACAGACGGATATATCTGTTCTTCTAATTGGATGAGAGACTCATATAAAAGAAGGCCACAAGATTTCAGAAGAAAAGTTCTTAAAACTAATCTTAGCAGAGAACAAATGTATCTTGAGGAACAACGTTATTTGAATATGATGAAACCTGAGGAAAAGAAAATTAGATATTATAACCTTGATACTAAAAACGGCAATCCTTGGCATCAGTATCCAGAGTCAGTAAAAACTATCGGACAAAAAATTTCTCATTCTAAAAAAGGCAAATCTACAGGTCCATGTTCTCCTGAAACTGCTGATAAAATATCTACAGCGAACAAAGGCAGAAAATTCTCAGAAGAGCACAAAGAAAAACTTCGACAAGCAAAACTAGGTAAAAAACATACAGAAGAATGGAAACAACAAAATTCTATTCGAATGAAAGAACAATGGAATAATGGTTCAAGAAAAAGAGCAGAACCCAAAAAAACTATGACAAGAGAAGAACAAGATAAACTATGTTCCACACAACTGAAGAATAGATGGAGTGACCCTGTCTGGGCAGAAAATCAAAAGAGAAAACTAAAAGAAGCATCAAAAAAACGTTGGGAAGATTATAGACTAAATAAATCGTTAGGCAAAGATCTAACAACATCAGACTAGGGGGCTAATCACCCCCACTTTTTTAGAGAAAAACATGTCAGCTATAGATAACACACCATCTAATAGAAACTTTCTTTCCCCTCTGAATTTCAAGTTTCAGATTAAGAAAGCTCCACATGTAAACTTCTTTATTCAGAAAGTAAACATACCGGCAATCAATCTACCGCCAGCAGTATCACCAAATCCCTTCGTAAATATACCATTGCCGGGAGAACATTTGACTTATGGTGAATTAAATATAACATTTAAGGTTGATGAAGATTTACAAAACTATCTCGAGATTCATAATTGGATAACAGGATTAGGCAAGCCAGAAGAGTTTGAACAGTATAAAAACATTGCAGACAAAAAAGAATGGACTGGCGAAGGCATATACTCAGATATTTCTGTTATAGTTTTATCTAGCACCAAATCAGCCAATTATGAAATTGTTTACGTTGACGGATATCCTGTTTCTCTATCTGGGCTTGAATTCAATACAATTGATAGCGATGTAAATTATATTACAGCTACTGCTTCTTTCAAATATACATACTATAATATTATTAAAATCTAAATTATTTAACCTGTGAGATTATTATGAATATAGATGAAATACTAGAACATTGGCAAACCGACACTAAAATTGATAAAACTGAACTGGGCGAAGAAGCTCTAAACATCCCAAAACTTCACCATAAATACTATCAGATATATGTTAAGGAGAAAATGCTTCTTCGAAAACATGAAGCTGACATGAGACAACTCAAACTAGATAAGTATGAGTTTTTGACTCAGGGGCCGAACGAAGAAACTAAAGACAAGGGTTGGAAGCTCCCTCCAAAAGGAATGGTGCTTAAAAGCGATATTCCTATGTATCTAGAAGCCGACCAAGACATTATCAATCTATCTCTTAAGATTGGTTATCAACAAGAAAAAATAGAACTGCTAGATTCAATTATCAAGTCTATTATGAATAGAAATTTCGTGATAAAAAATGCGATTGACTGGCAGAAATTTACAATGGGTGCTTAATGGATATAGTGCAAATCGAAAGGTTCGACGAAGTTTATATTAAAGTAAAAGCCGAACCAAGCATTATGATGGAAATGAGCGAATTCTTTACGTTCACTGTTCCTGGCGCTAAATTCATGCCCGCTTATCGTTCTAAATTTTGGGATGGTAAGATACGCTTGTTAAATGCCATGACTGGTTTGTTGTATGCTGGTTTAACAAAATATGTAGAAGAATTTTGTAAATCTAGAAACTATGAACTAGAATATCTTTCAGATTTTGCTTCTGAGAACTTTTCTTTAAAGGAAGCTAAAGAGTTTGTTGAAAAAATAAAACCTACGATGCAGCCAAGAGATTACCAGTTGGATGCTTTTGTTCATGCTGTAAGAGAACGTAGAGCATTAATGCTTTCTCCCACAGCTTCTGGTAAGTCATTTATCATTTATTTACTTGTGAGGTATTATGCGAAACGCACTCTTATTATTGTACCAACTACTTCTCTTGTTAGTCAGCTTGCCAGTGATTTTGCTGACTATGGTTTTGACTCCGATACTTTTGTTCATCGTGTGTTCGCTGGACAGGATAAGGGATCAACAAAACCGATCACAATCACAACTTGGCAAAGCGTATACAAGCTACCTAAAGAATTCTTTGCAAACTTTGATGTTGTCATCGGAGACGAAGCTCATCTCTTCAAAGCAAAATCTCTTACTTCTATACTTACTAAGATGTCCGGATGCCGTTATCGTTTTGGATTTACCGGAACATTGGATGGTACTGAAACCCACCGCCTCGTCCTTGAGGGACTCTTCGGAGCAGTCAGAAAAGTAACAACCACAAAAGAACTTATTGATCAAAAACATCTTGCTGATTTTAAAATTAAAGCTATTGTTTTGTCATATCCGGATGAAATTAGACAGATGATTGCTCGAGCAAACGATTATCAAGCTGAAATGGATTACCTTGTAAGGTTAGAATCAAGAAATAAATTCATTAAGAATCTTGCGTTATCGTTAAAGGGTAATACTTTAGTATTATATCAATTTGTAGAAAAGCATGGTATTCATCTAGCTAATATGTTACAAAATAATAATCGTCCTGTATATTTCGTTTCAGGAGATATATCTGGCGACGATAGAGAACAAATTAGAAAGGTTGTCGAAAATGATCACAATGCTATTATTGTCGCTTCTTTTGGTACTTTTAGCACCGGAGTCAATATTAAGAATCTCCATAATATTATTTTTAGTAGCCCAAGCAAGTCTCGCATTAGGAATCTACAGTCAATTGGCCGTGGACTACGTAAGTCTGATACGAAAACTTCTGCTACCCTTTTTGATATAGCTGACGACATGTCTTGGAAGAGTAAGAAGAACTATACCTTACTCCATTTCATGGAGAGAATAAAGATATATAACGAAGAGAAGTTTGAGTACAAGATCTATAAGGTTCAATTGGATATTTAATTTCAATCAGCGCA